TTAAACGACCAACACTAGGTCTGCCTATCAGTTTGCCTTGACTCATTAGTCTTCTAGCAGTAACTCTATCAGCAATTGATGATACAGCATTTCTATACCAAGCGGCAGTTTTACGTATACCGCCTGCCTTATCTACTAGTGGATCTAATATTGAAACCATATGCTATATTTATATAAAAAAAAGAGCGCTTTAGTTACCTAAAGCGCCCTTAAAGTATGTACTAGAGAGAGATAAGATTACTCGTCTTCAGCCAATTTACTAAAATATGACATTGTGTCGTCATCATCACTAGCTTCTACCGAGTCGTTCATACTTTTTGCTGAACCGTTANTTTGCGGTGGGAGGTCTGCATTGTCAACGGTTTCAGTTTTTCTCGTACCTGCTAACACCCTATTCAGTTTCTCTTTGAGTTCATCATAGGTCTTAAAGTTATCAGGTGCCAAGAAAGGTTTTAGAGGATACTGTTTTGACCAGATTTCTTTAATCTTGTCATCACTTTCAGCAACTGCTGAAACGCCCTCAAACTCCGATTTATCATAATTCCAATAACCATCAACTTTTCTGATCTTTAGTTTAAAGTTTGCACCTTTCCAAAAGTCAAATGGGTTGATCGCCGCTTCATCTTCAAATGCTGGCTGCATTGCCTCGGTAATCTTATCAAAGATTTTCTTACCAAACTTGTATAAGAAAACTTTACCTTCATTCTCTGGATGTTTTGGATCACTTACAACTAAAATATTAGCGTAATATGATAATTTTCTTTTTCGTTTTCTAGCGATTTCTTTATCACTATCAACGCCTGTATTCCATAGTCTTGTGTTTTCTTCACTTACAGGATCTTTTTGATTTAATGTTGTTAAACTGTTTTCAATATACCAACCACCAGGTCCTTGAAATGCGTGTGACCACGTTCTTTGCCAAGGCAATTCTTCACCTGACACGGCAGGTAAAAATCTAATTACGGCATAACCGTTACCAGTTTTATCTAACTCTGGTTTCCAAAGTCTGTCGTCTTGGTATTTGTTTTTGTTTGATTGATCCTCAGGATTGAGGTTAGTTTCAAGTGCCTTTGTAAGTTTATCAAATCCACTTGATGATGATTTTAATGATTCAAAATCCATATTTGTATTCTCCTTGTATTCGTTGTATTTGTGTTACCTGTATTATTCGGTATCATTTTTATTTATAAGACTTTTATACCATATCTTAATTTTTTCTTTTAGTATANNTATCNTATGTAATGTTTTATAAAATAAACCGTCAAACATATTATCAATATATCACATTCCGAGCATTTTGTCAAGCGTGATATAGTCTATGTACTTCACCTTTAGTTTATCCCATTCTTTTATAGGTGTACTAACTGGTTCTTTGCAACTATCAGCAAAAGGATTTACCTTATAAAACTGTACGTTAGGATTTTCTGTCATCAATTCACGCCATTGACGTATCCAATTAACATCTGGTGTTTTGTGAGCTTCTGATAAACCATAATGTTTTGTATCTTTATATACATTATTAAGTTTACCTGTATTACTAGTTAAATCGTGTCCTATTAAAAATATCTCATCTGGTTTTTCATAATGACAAGCAGCATAACCTGAAGTTGCCCCACAAGCCCAACCTCTATCTTTCGGTTGCATAATATCATTTATTGATGTTACTTTGTCATCACTTGTTACCCAACTTACATTTATAGATGTATGATTAATATTTTTCTTTTCACGGTCTTTGTTCTTTTTTAATATTTCTACTACACCTGCAAGATTAGAACCGTGCATTACAAATTCTTTACAATCACCTCTTTCATTTGATTTGATAACTTCTTCTTTTTTTATCATCTCATAATCTTGGTCTGAATAGTTTTTACCTGCCCATAATAAATTTTCATACATCTCGCCTGGTAATCTATTCCAATCTCTAAACAACGTAGGTGTATTTTGACAAAAACCAGAATTGTAAATCTCGTGCATAATACCGGCGTCAACAGCACTCAAATGATCAGGTGTAAAATCTCTATATAAGGCATTACATCCATATATTTTGCCGTGTGGTCTAAATTTTTCTAAATTAAGTTCTTTTCTACTTTCACCATTACCTATACAAAATACTCTTTTCATACAAAGACCTCTTTCATAATTAGTTTACATTCTGTTAAGTTATAATTTACAAAAGGTTTCATTCTGGTAATCGTAAGTGCGATTTTAGGCCAGACAACCTTTTCTTCAATCTCTTTATTCCAATTTTTGATAAACGATAAGACCTCGTCAAGCACGATTGCGGTTTGGGTGGATAACTTTTTTTGTATGAGTAATCGTAAAAGTCTAGGATGTTGTCCGTTATTGCACCGAAAACCATCATCAAAAGAAAGACGCTTGCTAGAAAGGTCATTAGCAATATTGTTGAGATCATTTCTAAAATGGTATTTAAAATTGTCTTTAACTTTTCTATAATTGAGGTATGTTTCTCTTCCATCATTTTGTAATAAATTACCTATCCACTTTTTATCATTTTCACAGAAATTAGCAACAAAGAAATCAAGTATTTGATCTTTGTTATATTTTTTGCTAAGTTTGTGAAAAAAGTATCTATCGTTTCTTTTAGTAAATGTATCAAGTTTACAATTGACTTTACCACCATACTCAAAGAAGTCGTAATTAGTAGTAAAATGTAATTTAACTGCCAAATAAACTTTAAATACATCAAACCCTCCATACATATCTATATAGGTAGAACACCACCCTTTTTCTCTTTTAACATTTTTAAATCTACTGCTTCTATTTTGATTTTTTCTTTTAATGATTTATTAATAATAGACTTCACAGTAGATAAATCTATATCATTACTTTCGCAATAGTCAACTATAGCATCCATATAAGTTATTCTTTTTTCTTTTACAATGCCTTCTATTATTAGGGAAAATTCTTTGCTATTCATAATTATATTATATCACACTTTCTTATATTTGTAAAGGGTGGTTACTACCGCTAGCGTTCACCACCCTAATACCTTAGGCACCTTTATAGGCGTCTAAAGTCTTTTGAAACTTACCTGCGTGAGATTTCTCTGCTTTCGCTAGTGTTTCAAACCAATCGGCAATTTCTTCAAAGCCTTCTTCTCTAGCAGTTCTAGCCATACCTGGATACATATCTGTATATTCGTGTATTTCACCTTTAATAGCAGATTGTAGATTTTGTTCGGTACTTCCCATAGGTTCACCTGTTGCTGGGTCACCTACATCTTCCAAGTATTCTAAATGACCGTGTGCGTGACCTGTTTCGCCTTCCGCTGTTGATCTGAATACTTGTGCAACTTCGTTAGCACCTTCAATATCTGCCTTTTGAGCAAAGTAAAGGTATCTTCTATTTGCTTCTGATTCGCCTTGAAATGCGGCTCTTAAATTGTCTGATGTTTTTGTTCCTTTTAGACTCATAATAACTCCATTATTAAGTGCCTGTTTCTGTTACTAGGTACAGGCAAACCCATTGCAACTTTATGCTGCTAAAGCGTAACTTTCGTTAGCATTTATAAATGTGACTTTACGTTGTCAACGATTAAACTCCAGTAAGTTTTAACTGTGAATCGATCCTAGTTCCACCCCTTAAATTTCATTGTTTAAATGGTGGAGTGGGTGGCGTTGCAGCCACGTCTTCTCCAGGTATTGTCTAACCTTCAACGTCTAATTCTTTTTATCTTGTTTTAAAACATTTGTTTTATTAAATGTTCTAAACAATATACAAGTTTCAGTAGCACCTGCAACGTCAACTGTTACTAATATTTGATCTTCATTTTCATAGTAACTTATCATATATACAGGTTCACCATCTGGTTGACTTGATGCTCTACCTAAACTTAAATGTACAGGTTCAAAATCTTCATCATAAATGTATCTTTGTACCTCTGGTGGAGTACCACAAACAACAGGTGCTTGTTGCCAATATAAATCGTATGTTAATTCTTCATTAGCAAATACACTAGTACACAATAAACCTAAAATTAATATTATTTTTTTCATAAGCCCTTTCGTGTAAAATATGGGCTCAATATTAAATTTACGTTTGCTTGATTTTACTTTTATTTACTTCTTCATAATATTTATAAAAGTCTTGTATTGCTTTACCTAGTGGTTCCATATAATCTTTCTTTTCTTTTTTATAACAAGCAACTGTGCCATCTTCAGCAGCCAATAAGATAACTATTTGTTCAATAGGTGTTTTAAATATTTCTTCATACATTACAGCGTAAGCAGTAGTTTGTAAGAAATAATTATCAATCCATTCTTCGTTACGTTCTTTATTAGCAGTTTTAAAATCAATAACTGACAACTTGCCATTGTATTCAGCAACACAATCAACTTGACCAGCAATAGTCAATTTATGTGAATACATAATTGCTTCTAGTAAATGAATATTATTAATNTGATCTACGTATGGTTTTAATAATTTAAATAGACCTATAGGTAATACACTTCTCTCACTAGGAGTTTCACCTTTTAGGTATTGTTCAACTAAAGTATGCGTTGCTTTACCACGTCTAGCAGCTCTGCCCATTTCCCAATTGGCAGCACCTTCACCAACGTTTTCACGCCACTTCATAAGTCCGTCTTTTTTTCTGATATTTAAAACGGTAGTGACAGACGGATAGTTTTTACCTTCTACTTCGTAAAATCTATGACCGTCTATCCTTCTACCTTTAGTCTTTGGTAATAAGTCTTTGTTTATTTCTATAAATTTAAATTTGTTCATAATGTATTCACTATATCATAATATTGTATAAATGTCAAGCGTTATGTGCCTTTTTGCATATACATATCATTTATACGATCTCGCTCTTTCTTAAATTCATCATTAAAAGGGTCATTCTTTCATTCGGAAAGTGCTTGTATTCTATCTCTTAATCTTTCTGCTCTTGCACCTACTTGTTTTGCCCAACGACTATCCATCATTTCATTAGCTGCCGTAGACCAGTTACCGTCATTGACGGCTGCAATAAACTTTTTAAACTGACCTAATCTTGGCGCTCCCATATTAAAACACATATTTACAATCACTTGTTGAGCTTCTTCAGGTAAATCATTTAAATTAGGAAATACCTTTTTAGATTCTTTGATGTAAGTTTCTACATCTTTATCGAATACTGCATTAACTCTTTCCTCCGATACAGGATAACCTACATCTGCACCGTATTCATCATCACCTGCCACAACTAGGTGACCAATTCCAAAAGTCTTATAACCTAAATGATCAAGGTATACTTCGTACTTTACACCTTCATCAATTTTAAGTTGTTCTCTAAGCTTTTCTATGTTCATTTAATTTGTCCTTTGCTTGTAGTTTAAGTTTTTTGAGTTGTCTTAAATTATACCAACTGTAATTTGATCTATCATTATTACGTACTTCTTCCAATTCATTTACTTTTGATTTTAGTTCTTTGTGATTATGTTTAATCACTCTTTTTACACTCATATTAACCTCTAGTTAGTTTTAAGATTTTCTCTATCTGAGCCTTAATAATAGGACCTCTATTTGGCCAATGTATATAAGGTTCATCACTTTTACTTAAATTATATAAGAAACGGTAAAACTATCTTTTCAATATCTTTAAATCTTTGATTAACCGTTTCATCAGTTATTTCTTTTGTGATCGTGTCTTTTTGT